GTAGTCGGAAGGAGCGCTCCAACCGTAGCGTTCTTCACGCCTACGGAGGAAACGTCAACAGCAGTCAAATAGCCGTTCGGATCGGATGTTGGACCGACTACGAGCGTCTTCCCGGTACCGGTGGCTTCCGCAGCACGAACGTCCACCCATGCACCGAGAACGACGGATCTGGCTGGGAGAGTGAGTCCGCTGGCCTGCTCCGATCCATCTGGAGCCGCGCCTACACGGATACGACGCAGAATGGGCTGGAAGCCCCCTGCGATGAGTGCTCTTTGTTTTGTCAGCTGAGTGTTAGCCATCTGTCTTCACCTTATTTGGCCGCTCTTGCCACTGGGACTTTGCCGACTACCGCTACCCACTTTCTCAGAACAGCAGGTTTTACGGACGTTACTGGCTTCACTGCCGTTTCCGGTGGTGCAGCAAGTTTTTCCGTCGGCGTTGCCTTAGGTGGCTCAGGCTTCGAAATTGCCCCAGAGGATTCGGGCTCTGCCACGCTCGCGACGTTGGCGCCTTCTACTAAAGATGTCGCGTCCTTCTGGGGCACGGAAGGCTTCCCTATGAACCGGTGCTCGAGCAACAGCCGCTCGTTCTTCCAACTGGAGGTTTCGACGATCTCTCCAGATTTCCGGTCTACGCCTTCCGCTCTAAACTTCCTCAAAACTTGATGTAGCATGTCAGATTCCTTTCTATTCTCTGTGCTACTGAGATGGAGGCCCCCCGAAGGAGACCTCCACCCAATTTGTGGTTACCCGCCCCCTACTTAGGAGACAGCGTTGGTCCAGAAGTAGCCCATGTCAGAAGCCACGACCTTGTTGTCCCAGGCCTTTTCAGCTTCCACACGTTCTGCCTTCTTCAACCTCATCGGAATGCGCGTGACACCGATAGTTGCACCGATGCCCTGGGACACTCCCTTCCACGCGAACGTGTAGCCTGCGGAAGGCTCATAGAGCCCTGGCGAGCTGGCCACGTAGAGAAGGACTGCCTGCTTTCCTTGGATGAAGTCGTAAGCTTCGGCCGCACCCTCATCATTGGTCGCCTGGATGGCGCGCGCGACGAGGATCCGCTCCACACCGAATAGGCCAGCAAGCAGCTCTGCAGCCGTCGCCGGGGATCCGATTCGGGTGTACTTGATCCGGTCGATGATGTCCGGGTGATTCTTCAGCTTACGCCACACCTGGTAGCCGAGAACGAGCGTGTTCGGCTCGTGGCCGGTGGTACCGAGAATGACTTCCTTCCCCTCTTCGACATCGTCGATCGGGTCGGAAGATGCATAGTCGTCCCAGGTGTCGACGAGTGTGACATCTGTGTCCCACACGCCGGGAGCGAAGTAGTCCGCCGTCCACTGAATCTCCTGCCGAAGCAGCATCTTCTGGGTGACGAACCGAGTGGCGTCACGGAAAGGATCCAACGGACGGTCCGTGTTCTGCAGAACCTGGTTGTCCACGTCCTTGTGCAGAGCGAACACGTCGCAGTTGTAGTTATCCGTGCCGATGTTGTAGCCGGATCCTGCGGACTCCGTTGCCGGAGCACGCCGCTGGGCCTCATCGCGGAACCAGTCGTTCTTGGTGTAGACGTAGTAGAGGTCACTCTTCTTGTCTACAGGAACGATCGGGAACACCTTCGTGGAGATGAAGTTGCTCTCATCCTGGATGTAGGCCACGGAGATCTGCGTTAAGATCGCGTCTACGTGAACTTGATTGAGTGTTGGTTGTGGCATTTTTCAATCCTCCCTTACGCAGCCCGCGAAGGTGCGAGACAATCGATCAATGCCGCGAAGATCACGCCAGCAGCGCCAGCGGCCTGAAGAGCCTGCCCCACCTTGAAGACGGTGGTTGCGGTTCCAGACACGATGACGTCGCCTTGCCCGTCTGCAGAGGTTCCTAGCTCGTCGCCAATAGCGACAGAAGCGTCTGCAGAAAGCTTGGTGACTCCAGTTGCCATGATCTCGGCCTCTTCACCATCGCCGGGATCGTTCTGAAGGACGCCAACAGGCTTGTCCGTGATTGCAGCGCAGACCACGGCCTTACCCTCGGAATCCAACTTCACGAATCGGAACTGACTGGAAGAGAGGTCTGCGCCAGCTTCCAACGAGAATTTGAAGCCAGGAAGTTCGTAGCTTGTGCTCATCGTTCCTTACCCCCTCGTCTCGGCGTTGTACTGTTCGTACAGACCTGGGTTATCGTCGGCCGCCTTGGCGAATGCTGCTGCCTCGGTCATGCCGTTCTCGGACTTCTCGACGTAGCTCTTAGCGATAGCATTGAGCTGGCCGAGAGCGGACTCGGTGTCACCACCAAGCTCGAAGGTAGTCTTCTTGGACTCTTCGAAAGCCTTGGTGTCGGCGATAGCCGTATCCGCAGCCTTCAGAATTCGTCCGAACAGTTCTACCTGCTTTTCCGAGAAATGTTCTTTTGCCAACTTCACGATCGGCCCGAGTTCTTCGGACTTCACGGGAAGGTGTGGGTAATCCTCGCCTGCCTTCTGGATCGCCTTTTCGGTGGCGCGCGCATCACGCTCCTCCGCGAGCTCCTTCAGAGTCTCTTCCTGTTCCTTTCGGATCTTCTCGTTACGCTTCTCGAGATCCTCCTGGGACTTGTAGATTCCCTGAACCTTCGCTCTGACGTCATCTGGAAGACTTTCGAGGTCGAGGTCTCCCTCATCGTCTGCGGACTTCTTCGCCTTGCCCTTGCCCTTGTTCCGTAGGAACGGAGGAAGCTTCTTCTTCTTCTCGTCTTCCTCTTCTTCCTCTTCTTCCTGCTTCTTGGCAGCAGCCTTCGCTACCTCTTCAGCAGTGGGCTCGGAGTCGGTCGGAGCAGCAGCAGCCTGAGGATCTTCCTCTTTAACGGCATCCTTCTTTACTTCTTCTGCCATTTCCTCATCCTCCTTCTTGGATTTGGTTTTGGTGTATCGGTCGAGCGCCTTATCGCGTTCAGATGCTCTCCCAGCCTGCTTACCTGCCGCAGCGGCTTCCGGAGTTGCCCCCATCATCCCCCGCAACATATCCATGAAGCTGCCTGGAAGCTCACCCTCTAGACCGCGACTGAGTCGAATCATTCCGCGGACAGCTTGAATTGCCTGCGGTGAAAGAGTCCCACCCTTTTCGATGAGCTCCTTCATGATTGCTTCCTCGTCTTCGAGAGGGGTTGCTAGAGCCTCCTCTAGCTCAGCTTTCATGATTTCTTCGTTGAATTGCGTGGCCATCTCTTCGTCCATGGCGGAAGAATCCTCCATTTTCAAGAGTAGGAATTTGCGCTTGTTAGCGGCTTTTGGGACGAGGGACACCTCACCTGCGTCGAGGTCTTCTAGGATAAAGTCTGCGTCTTTCCGCGCCATAGCAATCTCAGTCTGTGCTGGATTGCTTACGCGATCCTACGCGAGACTCTTTAGAGTGTGGCGGTAGGACGGGGTTAGCGGCGAATCACTGCTGCTTTGAAAGCAAAGAAGCAGAGAGAGGCTAACCCAGCTACGTATGCAGGATGAGCTATAAGGGGCTATCTTGTCAATAGATTATCCCGCCCCCCCTGCATTTTTTTCTCTCTAACCTTTCTGTTTCTACGATGGCAATCTACGCAACGCCTAGTAATACCGCCACTTTTGCTTTTACGAGGCCTAAAATTTGTACTACGACACCTGACACAAAATTCTGATCTTTTCTTATTTTCGGCGTGCAGACGCGAGTGATCACTTGGCGACATTACCAAAAGATGGCTGACTCTAAAGCAGCTAGAATTTTTGCATAAGTGGTGTACATCCATCCCGCGCGGATTGCCTAGCACAAGCCTATGAATGAGACGGACTTTATCAGTCAAAGGATCTCTTACAAAGGCACGTCGGTGGGCACCGCCACGTGGAAAAGGCCACTCGATGCAGAAATCGTTAGGATTGCTGGGATCGTACACCCGCCCCCCTAGGCATTTTTCTTTCTTCGACCGAAACCACCGACGCTGAATCCGGTGTACTCACCGTTCTTAACTCCCTGCCAAATCGCGTCGTTTTCGATCTTTACGCCGATGATCCATGTACCCTTCTTGAGAGTAACTTTTCCCAGTTTGGTTTCGCCCTGAGTCACGTAACTATCGGTGAGCGTTACGCCTTTGGCAATTTTGCGGTGGCGTAGACCGATGTTGCGCGCCTTCTTCATGAAACCTTCAGCGGCCTTCTCGATCTCCTGCGCGGTGATCGTATCACCCTGTGTGTCGACTTCATCGGGCTCGAGGACGACGCCATAAGCTTTTCTCTGCTCATCGTCGATTTTTGCGATCACGAATTCTTTTTCGACCTTGACCTCATAGGAATCTGCAGAGTCTGGATCACCGATTACGATCGTCTCTTCCTTGCGGATCACGTCAGGCATCTCCTTGGGATCCTTGTCCGGGTTCGCCTTCTTCCATGCTGCGCGGACCTTAGACTTCACGCCCGCGAGGTCAGCGGAAGGAATCTGGACCTTCTGTCCACGGAAACCCTTGCCTAATGCGGCGATTGCGGCGCCCACGATTCCCGCGTCTGGAGTGCCTCCCGGCGTGTTCGTAAGCCGGAGCTTCCATGTGGATGGCTTCTCAGGATCTGGTACGAAAGCGTAGTCGGAAGAGGGGAAGCTCTTGCCACCTTCGGTCTTCGTCGCCTTCTCCACCTCTCTCTTCTTCTCATCGCCATCGCTGCCCGGCGTGTGGACCTGGCTGAGTGTAGGACCAGCCTTCTCAGTCTTGTCCTTGTCATCGAGATGAGAAGCCTTCGATGCTTTATCTTTCTCGGCCTCGATAGCAGCGAGCTGACGGATGGCGGCCGCGCGCGTCGGGTGACGCCCGAGTACCTTCTTGCCGGAGTCATCCGTTACTACGTACTCGTCGCCTTCACGCTTGATCCGCTTCTGAATGAGCTCCTTCACGGTGATGACCATCTTCGGCTTCTGAGGATCCGTGTTGTCATCATCGTTCGAACCGCCGCCCTCGAACGCCTTCTCGACACCAAACGCCTGATCCATCATCGCTTCATGAACCGCATGCTCGGTGCGCGCGAACGCGAATGCTGCCTCTGCTGCCGCGGAGACATAGAGATCGGAAGTAGCGAACCAGTTGACTGGACCCTTCACGACTTGGCAGGTTCCTCCTTCTGGGTTCTCCGGGTCACGAATGAAGAACCGGCATGATCCGCAGACCTGACGTGGGCTTGGAGCGCGTTCCTTGTAGTTCGCCGCCTCCTGTTCCCACCTACCGTGTTCTTGCACGAGAGCGAAGGTCTCACCAACGTTGAAGCCGCGGTCGTTTATAGGCGCACCGGTGTTATCGGTCTCAGCGTAGATGCCACGTTTCGTGACTTCCTCTTTCAGATCTTCAGCGATCTCTTCGTCGGATTTACCAACGAATTCCTGAAGGACAGCGAGCTTATGATCGATTCCTAGGTTTCTTCCTTTCATTTCCTTCACCACCCATGCTGCGGCCTTCTGAAACATAGCCGTGTCTTCTTTTGCGCGTCGTGCGCTTCTGTACAACTTGTCGATTCGCCGAAGGACAGACTTGAGTTCTGTCTTCTTCAACTTCCCAAGATTCTCAGGCTGCAAAGCTGGTAGAGCTAGTTTCTCGAAGATCGTAGGTACGGACGACTTCCAACGCGCGTTGGCACCCGATAGAGGAAGCGCCTGCGCCTTCACCTGATTGAACAGGAATTCAGGGATCGCTTCCTTAGCTCTTCGATAAAAGGCTTCGTAGAAGTCCGACATTACTAACTCTCACACCTAGTTATCGCTTCGTCCACGCTCGACCCAGCGGTCAACAGTATACCGAAGGTCCAGCGAATCCCATAGGTCCATCGTGAACGGACCGGCCAGTTCGGAAACGCCCGAGGTGTCGGCGAAGTCTACCGTGATGCCCGCGTTCGAGATGATGATTATTCCAACCCGCTCGCCGTCCACAGCCGAGCCCTCGCCCATCGTGACCGTGCATCCGTCTGCATCGGCGTTGGTGATTTGCACGTTGGCCGCAGTTGGCGTGAGGGTGAGCACGCCAGGGCTTCCATCCCCGCTGTCAGGGCAGGTCTCGGCCTGAACGTCTTCCACGGCCTGAGAAGAAAGCATCACGGTTCCACTGGCGTCCGGGAACGTGATTGTCCTCACCGCCGTCGGGGTCGTGAAGCGGAGATCCGTTCTAGTGAGGTGCGGATTGACGGGATCCAGCACGAAGGAGAAGGCATTATCGTAATTCGATCCCTCCACCTGAAAGGCCCCCTCTGTCACATTTGAGAACTCAGCGACGTTGCCAGCGGTGATCGCAACGACGAAGTTGTTTGAGCCCGTGTGCGTCCCTCCTCCAATCCAGGCGTCCGGGTCGACACGGAAGGTCTCGATCATATCGTTGCCGTTCATCGACGACACAAAAGAGTTGACCTGAACCTGGTTCCGGTCGGAGTTGTCCAGCAAAGGGTCGAGCCGGATCTGCGTCGTGTTCGTGCCGCTCTTCCCCTGAATGAGCATCTGGAAGGTGTCGCTGTTCGCCCCGGTCCCGGCGAGGATGGTCAGCGATCCGCCTGACTCGATGATGGAGTCGCCGTTCGAGGATTCGTGCGTTAGCCGGAAGAACGACTCGGCGAAGTCCGGTGTCTCGAACTTGAGTCCTGTCGTGCCGCCGAAGTTGTCGCTACCTTGGATCTCCAGCGTGGTGTTGTGGAGGGTCGAGCCCTCCAGCATCGTCATGGTGTCGTTTGAGGTCTGCTCAAGCTGGGAATCTTCTAGTACACCAGTAACCGTCCCGTGCTTTGTAAGCCTCTGAGGCGTCGAGGTCACGACAGCCACCGTGCCAGTTGCGTTCGGGAACGTGTAGGTTCGATCCGCTGTTAGCGTCGCGAGGTCGAAGCTCGCCGTGTCTGCGCCACCACCAACGTTCCAAGCCATAAAGGTGTCGTACTGTCCCGTGATCGAGAACCCCAGTTCGTTCAGGTTCGCGCTATCGCTACCGGTAAGGAGAACCGCTAGGCTGGTGAAGTTGTTCCCGCCCCCGGTGTGGGTGGTGGCATGGGTTTCCAAGAGGAGGTGGTTTCGGTTATCCGCGCCGTCAAGAGACGCCATGAAGACCTCGGATAGAAGAAAATTACCGCTCTCACCCGCCGACATCTCGCCGTCGATCTGGAGGGCGAAGTTGGGCCGACCGGCGCCAGTGGGCGTTTGGAAACCGAAGACCCCCGCATCCTCCACAAAGAAGAACAGGGAGTTTCCCGAGCTTGATCCCGACGTGATCACACCATCGGCAGAGAATGACAGGAGGCTAGTGGCGCCGATGATGTTGACCAGGTCCGTCGTCAGGTCGATGGATGAGCCGTCGTCGGTGATCCGAGAATCACCAATCGTTTCCGATCCCGTGAACTTCGCGAGAGTGTTCGTGGTCCCACCGAGGGTCGTCACTCCACCTACTGGAGCGCCGCAAATGAAATTGTCGGACGCGTCAAAGCACTGTTCAAGGGCCTCGATCGCTTTGGTAGATAAGCCACCACCTTGAGTGCTACTCTGTGCAGCCGCTACTCCGCAGAAAGCAAGTACTCCAAAGATTCCCGTTAGTAAACTTTTGAATTTCATTACGCTTGTTCTCCCCCTTCCGGTGGGAAGGCTGCTGGTGC